GGCCACGACAATCAAGAGAATTGCAGGTCTCTGCTGCTTCGCCGTGCCGCGCACGGCGCGCCCTCATCGCCGCTTGGGCAACGGCTCGCCATAGCTGACAGCCGAGCGCTGACAGCTATCAGCCTCACGATGGAGCCTTCAGATGTCGCGAGTCTCTCTGCCGCGCGACGCGGTGATCGACCGCATGATGCTGGCGGTCAACGGCGTGCATAATCCCGACACGGCGCGGCCCGGCTTTCTCTCGCGCGACCGCGCCGCGCACACGCTCGACATGTTCAAGGCGGCCTTCGGCAACCCGATGCAGCCGCCGGAAAGCGTCATGACGAAGAGCGTCACCATCGCGACCGGTCTCACCTACTACGATCTGCGCGCGCCGGCCTTGAATTTGTTTCCGACCGTGTCGCCGCTGCGCAACTCGGTGCCGCGTGTGCAGCGCCCCAATCCCGGCGACGCCGCGCATTGGAAGGCGGTGATGGCGACGATCGGCTCGGGCTGGCCCTATATGGGCTGGGTCCCCGAGGGCAAGCGCTCCGCCTCGATGTCCTACACCGTGGCGAACCAGACCTTGCCCTATGCGACCTTGGGCGAGGAAGATTCGATCACCGAGGAGGCGCGCTTCGCGGCGGAAGGCTTCGAGGACGAGGATTCGCTCGTCCAGCTCCGCCTGCTGCTCAAGATGTTCGTCAAGGAAGAGGCGGCGATCCTCGGCGGCAATGCGACATTGCAACTGGGGACGCCGACCGCGCCGAGCCTTTCGGCCTCGGGCAGCGGCGCGAGTCTGCCGGCGGCGACCTATTCCGTCATCGTCGCGGCGCTGACCATGGAAGGCTATCTCAATTCGAGCCTTGCGGGCGGCGTCGCCACCACGCTCGCCATCACCGGCAATGACGGCGGCCAATATACGCTCAACGGCGGCTCCTCGAACCGCTCGACGAATGCGACGCAAGCCGTGAGCTCGGGCCAGACGCTCTATGCGACGGTGCCGATCGTCAACGGCGCCATTGCCTATGCCTGGTTCGTAGGATCTGCCGGATCGGAGAGTTTGCAGGCGATCACCACCATCAACAGCGCTTCCTTCGGCGCCGCGCTGACCAGCGGACGCCAGGCCGCGACCCAGATCACCCAAGACAGCTCCTACAACACCGCCCTCGCCTTCAACGGCTTGATGACCACCGCCTATGTCGCCGGCAGCAACGCGTATGTGCAGCCGCTGGCGACGGGCACGGCGGGCTCGGGCAGCGTCCTCACCCCCTCGGGCGCGGGCGGCATCGTCGAGATCGACACCATGCTGAAGTCGATGTGGGACAATTTCCGCATCAGCCCGACGGTGATCTACGTCAACTCCCAGGAGCTCAAGAACATCACCACGAAAGTGCTGTCGAACAGCGCCGGGCCGCTGTTGCGCTACAACGTCGAGGCGGATCAGGACGGGATGGTCGAATACAAGCTCACTGCGGCCGGTGTCGTGAGCTTCTATTTCAACCCCTACACCCCCGATGGCGGCGTGCGCCTACCGATCAAGATCCACCCCAACCTGCCGCCGGGCACGCTCGTCGCCTACACCGAGAAGCTGCCGCCTTGGTACGTCTCGAACCAGACGCCCGAGGTCGCGGTGGTGATGACGCGACAGGATTACTACACCGAGGTCTGGCCCAAGACGACGCGCACGCAGTTCTACGGCGTCTATACGCAAGAGGCGCTCGCGGTCTATGCGCCCTTTGCCACCGGCATCATCACCAATATCGGCAACGGCTGATCGGGCGCGTGGGCCAAGCCGGCGGGTGAAGCATGGCCGCTTCCGATCTGACGATTCTCACCAACGTCAAGGCGTGGCAATCGCCGCCACTGGCATCGACGGCGGACGATGCGCTGCTGACGCGCCTCGTCACGGCGGCGAGCCAGTTCATTCTCGGCTATCTGCAGCGGCCGATGCTGTCCTCGCAGCTTTATGCCGAGGCGCGCGACGGCGAGGGCGGCGCGAGTTTGATGCTGCGGCAATGGCCGGCGACGAGCATTGCCTCGCTGGTGGTCGATGGAATGAGCGTCGGTCCGGCAAGCGGCGGCACGTCGCTGGTGCCGGGCTATCTGCTCGATCCCTGGGACGGCTGGAGCGCGGGCCAGCCGCAACGGCTCGCGCTCGCGGGATATCGCTTCGTCCGCGGCATCCAGAATATCTTCGTGAGCTACTGGGCCGGCTATCTGGTCGCGGCGGAGCCGCAGATGGTGCCGCCAAGCCCCGGTCCTTACATGGTGACGACGAGCCGCTTCCGGGCGGCCGACAGCGGCGTGAGCTACGCCGCCGGCGGCGCGCTCGCGCCGGTAGCGGCCAACCCGACGCGCGGACAATATGTGCCGCCATCCGGCTTGGGCGGCGCCTACACCTTCGCCGCCGGCGATGCCGGCGCAGCGGTGGCGATCAGTTACAGCTACATTCCGGACGACATCCAGCAGGCCTGCATCGAACTCGTCTCGCTGCGCTACGCCGAGCGCAACCGCATCGGTCAAGCGTCGAAATCGCTCGCGGGCGAGGTGGTCGCCTTCACGCAGAAGGACATGCCGGCCGATGTCGCAACGGCGCTCCAGCCCTATCGCCGAGTGTTCACGCCATGATCGACATGCGCATCATCGGCGACGCGGCGGTGCTCACTCGACTCGGCAGTTTCCCCGAGCGGCTGCAGCGCCGGCTCTCCGGCGTGATGACGCGGCTTGGCGTCGATCTCGGCGACGCCGTTGCGGAGAATCTGTCCGGCCGCGTCCTCCAGCGCCGCAGCGGCAAGCTGGCGCAGGCGCAAAATGTGCGGCTCGATGAAGGGGCGGAGGGGCTCATGCTCAGCCTCGGCTTCGACAACGCCACGGTGCCCTATGGCGCGATCCAGGAATTCGGCGGCACGACCCGCGCCCATCTGATTGCGGCGAAACAGGCCAAGGCGCTCGCCTTTTCGCTGGGAGGCCAACTCGTTTTCGCCAAGCGCGTCAATCACCCGGGCTCGCGCATTCCCGCGCATTCCTTCCTGCGCTCGGCGCTCGCGGAACTCGCGCCCGAAGCGCTCGCCACGTTGCGCGACGCGGTCGCGGCCGAAAGCGCGGCATGAATCGCGAGCCGATCTATGCGGCCCTTTTCGCGCTGCTCGCGGGTGCCGCGACCTTCGTCACCGCCAGCCGGCGGCTTCGGCATTGGAGCGATGTCGCGGCAGCAGAGCAGCCGGCGCTGTTCCAGGTTCAGAAGAGCGAAACCGCGATCCGCCCGCGCGGCGCGCCGGCGAAATGGACGCTCGGCGCCGATGTCTATGTCTATTGTCAGGCGCCGGACGAGATCACTTCGCCGGCGACGGTGATGAATCCGCTGATCGATGCGATCGAGGCGGCGCTTGCGCCGGCGGCGAGCGATGCCGCGCTGCGCAATGTCCAAACGCTCGGCGGCCTGGTTTCGGATTGCTGGATCTCCGGCAAGATCGAGACCGACGAAGGCGCGCTCGGCGGGCAGGCGGTCGCGATCATCCCGGTCGAGATGATTTGGCCGCCCCAAGCATAGCGCATCGTTCTCTTTCAGGAGCAAGCCCATGATCTTCGAATTCGGCTCCGGCGTCCTGTTGGGCGTCCGCACCGACGTTGCCAATGCGACGCCGATCAATTTCGGCCTCATCCAGGAATGCCAGCTCGACCTCAGCTTCACCACCAAGGAGCTTTACGGCCAATACCAGTTTCCCGTGGCGATCGGCCGCGGCCAAGGCAAGATGACGGGCAAGGCGAAGATGGCGCAGATCAGCGGCCTCGCCTTCAACAGCCTGTTCTTCGGCCAGAGCATGGCGGCAGGGCAGCTCGCAACCGCTTTCGGCGAGGCGCATGCGGTGCCCGCCAGCACGCCCTTCACGGTGAGCGCGACCAACGCTTCGAGCTTCGTCGATGATTACGGCGTGCTCTATGCAACCACCGGCCTGCCGCTCGTCAAAGTCGCGAGCGGGCCGGCGCAAGGGCAATACAGCGTCAGCGCGGGCGTCTACAGCTTCGCCGCCGCCGACGCCGGCGCCGCGATCCTGATGTCCTATACCTACACGGTCGCGGGCACGGGCCAGCAGCTCACATATGCGAACCAGCTCATCGGCACGACGCCGACCTTCCAGGCGCAGCTCTACCAGACCTTCCAGTCGAAGCCGGTCAATGTGAAGCTCTTCAATTGCGTCTCCTCGAAGCTCGCCTATGCGACGAAGCTCGAGGATTTCACCATTCCCGAGCTCGACTTCGACATCTTCGCCAATGCCGCGGGCAATGTCTTCGCCTGGTCCTTCGCCGAGGCGTCGTGATGGAAGGAGCGGCGACGCTCACCTTCGGCGGCCAGGACTTCACCGTGCGGCCGCTCACCATCGGGCAACTCAGGGCGGTCGGCGTGGGCGCGGCGAAGCTGCGGCAGACGGCGGATGATCCGGTTGCGGCGGAGGGCGCGTGGTACGACGCGATGGCCGAGATCATCAGCGCCGCATTGCGCCGCGATCATCCGGAGATGACCGTCGAGGCCGTGCTCGCGCTCGAGGCCGACGTGCCGCGCCTGGTCGAGGCCAACCGCGTCATCCTACGCTTGAGCGGGCTCGTGCCCGCGGGGGAAGCGCGCGCGGCAGCGCCGAATGGAGCGAGCTCTACGGACTCCTAGCGACGGCCTGCGGCTACACCTGGCCGCAGATCGACGCGATGACGCTGCCGCAGGTTTACGAGCTCATGGCGTACTGGGAGACCTGGCCGCCGCTGCATGTGCTGGCGGCGCGCGTTCTCGGCTACCGGCCGAACCCGCGCACGCCGCAGGCGAGGGCCGGCAAAGTGCGCGCCGGGATCGACGGCTTGTTGGCGCTCGCGCCCGACGGAATGTGTCGGGTCGAGCATTTGCGCGGGGGCGCTGACCACTGATGGCCGACGACCAGATCACAGTCAGCATCACCGCAGAGACCAGCGAGCTACTGCAGGAGCTTGCCGGCGCCACGGACGAGTTGCGCGGCTTCGGCCAGGAGGTGCGCGGCCTCGCCGATCAAATGGCCGCGGCGGCCGACAACCGCGCGGCGCAGCAGCAGGCCGAGGCGTGGCGCGGCGCGCTCCGCGAGATCGACAGCGCCGAGACGGTCTTCGTCAGCAGCGTTTTGAGCCGCCGGCAATCGCTCAGCCAATCGCTGATGCAGCTTTCCTCGCGCCTGGTCGAGCAAGAGATCGCCAACGATCTCAAATGGCTGACCAACAAGCTGCTGCTCAACGCCTTGGGCCTCGCCTCGGACAAGGCGATGGAGCAGGGCGGCTTGCTCGCGCATCTTCTGGCGGAGGACGCGATGACCACGGCAAGCGTCGCCGGCGCCGGCGAGCGCGCGACCGCCGATGCGGCGGCCGGCTCGACCGGCATTCTTGCGATGATCGGCAACGCCGTGAAAGCGATCGCCGTCGATGCCGGCCAGACCTTCGCCGGCGTATTCGCCTTTCTCGCGCCCATCCTGGGACCCGCCGCGGCGGGGCCGGCGGCCG